ATCGAATGGAACGCCACCATCAACTTGAATCAGTGGCATTACGTGGCGATTTCTCGGCACAGCGGCACGATTCGAGCGTACTTGGACGGCGATCAGGTCGGCTCTTCAGTTTCTAATTCGGACAACATGTCGCCAACTAACAATGCTGATTTGTGGATTGGCGCGATGGACTTGGGCGGGTTTGAATTTCGGCTCCCAGGCCGTATTGACGAACTACGAATCACAAAGGGCACGGCTCGCGGATACACAGGCTCAACGATTCCAGTCCCTGGTGAGGCGTTTCCAAACTCATGATCCGCCTCCCCCTCTTCCTCGCCGCTCTCGCCACCGCCTGCCTCGTCGCCGGCCTGGCGACAGTGCGGATATGGCGGCATTTCGTGCAGTTCGTCGGCTACAGAATCGTCCACGGCTGGGAGTAGCAGATGCCGTTCTTTAACCTACCTAGCGGAGCGTCGCCGATACTCGCGGGACCGACTGCGCCCACTGGTGGCGTGGGCCAGGTCGGCGACTTGTTTCTTGTGAAGGGGCCTACTGGCGCCGGCTTGCTCTACGGGCCAAAGGACGCGGTCAGCGGATGGCAAGATCCGATTGATTTTGCGCTCGCCCCCACGGGAAATACGGGGCCGACGGGGCCGCAGGTCACGGGGCCTACGGGTGCGGCCTCGACGGTGACGGGGCCGACAGCACCGGCATCAACGCTCAGTGTTGGATCAGTCAGCACTGGTACTGCGTCGGTGCATATCACAGGCACGGCCCCCAGCCAGACAATTCACTTCACGATTCCATTTGTCACGGGGCCTACTGGCGCATCGGGAGTCGTTGGCGCGACGGGCGCGCCTGCCAGTATCTCGATCGGTACAGTGTCAACTGGCGCGGCCGACGTACTGATTACAGGCACGGCGCCTAACTACACGCTTTCGTTCGTCCTGCCGTTTGTAACTGGGCCTACTGGAGAGGCATCAACTGTAACGGGGCCTACGGGCGCCGCTTCGACTGTGACAGGCCCTTCCGGTGCCGCTTCTACGGTAACGGGTCCGACGGGGCCTGTCGGCGCAGGCATCTCAATCATTGGTAGCGTGACTGGCGTCGGCGACCTGCCGACTGGTTATGCGGGCGACGTCGGAGATTCGTACATCGTCCAAGACAGCGGCAATCTGTTTGCGTGGGACGGGAGCGATTGGAACGACGTCGGAAATATCGTCGGTCCTACGGGGCCATCTGGAAGCGTCGGCGCTACAGGCGCCGCATCTACTGTGCCTGGACCGACTGGCCCTACAGCGCCCGCCTCGACGTTGACAATTGGCAGCGTCACGACCGGTGCGGCTGATGCCAGTATCACGGGTACAGCACCAGCGCAAGAACTGCATCTTGTGCTGCCTGTAGGCCCTACCGGCGCCGCCTCTACCGTGACAGGGCCTACAGGCCCTGCGGCAGCTTCTGCAATCGGTCTCATCCTGGCTCTCTCATGATTGACCACCTGTCTGCCATCATCCAGCACGCCTACTACGTGGGCGAGCTCGAGCCTGGCCGCCGCGCGTGCGAGCGTGCGTTGTCGCTTCCACCCGTCGATGCCATTGAAGAGACCATCCGAGCCAACCGCACCTGGTACACCGAGACGCTCGACAACCTTGCCGACGTCTCGTTCCAGCGGTTTGACATTGAGCCCGCGTACGAAGGCTGGTCGCTCTTCAACCCGTCAATGATCGCCCACGCCGGCCGGCTGCTGGCACTCGTCCGCAGCAGCAATTACCGCATCGTTGACGGCCAATACGTGATGCCCGACGCCGATGCCGGAGTCATTCGCACAGAAAACATCCTGTGCGACGTCGACGCCTCCATGGTCGTCAGTAACGCCCGCATCATCACCGATGTCCCCTACCGCAAGAGCGGCTACCCGGTCGACGGGTTTGAGGACTGCCGGCTGCGGTGTACCAAAAATGGTATAGGCGTATCCGCCACCGTGCGAAACATCGCCGGCCTCGACGGTCGCTGCCGCATCGCTACGGCCAGCCTTAACCCGGAGTCCGCGACGCTCTCCGAAATGCGGGTCATGACTGGCGTCAGCCCGCAGGATCATGAAAAGAACTGGATGCCGTGGCAGGATGGCTGGGTCTATTCGTGCAGCCACGAGGGCCACGTCGTGACTGTCGAGCCAGATCCTGAACTCGACGGCGGGTGGCAGCTTTGCCAGCGTTCAAAATCGCCTCCAATTGCCAGGGCGTTTCGAGGCGGCTCGCAGCTTGTGCCGTTCCACGAAGGCTGGCTGTGCCTTGTGCACGAGGTGGCCTGGCTCGGCGACAGGCGAGCGTACGAGCATCGGTTTGTGTGGTTCGACGCCACCATGGCCATCCGGCAGGTGTCGCGGCCTTTCGCGTTTCGCGAAACGCAGGCGATCGAGTTTGCCGCCGGGCTCGCACAGCTTGGCGACAATCTGTATGCGACGTTCGGTGTCAGGGACGCCGAGGCATGGATGGCCCGCATGGACGTGGACGACGTATGGCGACTCTTGTCACCGGTTACGTCCGGCTGAACAGCGGACACCGGGCACACTCACGCTACGTCGCGCTCGGCCGCAGGCTCCTCGACATGTGCCTGCCGACGATGGCGTTTTACGACGGCGACCCGGCGCCGCTCGACCCGCCACCGGAGACGGAGATCCGCGGTGCTAGCCTCGATTCGTGCTGGCTGTACAAGGCGTCTCGAAAGGCGAAGCCGCCGCCAGGGCGGCCTGATAAAGACACCGTCGACTACTGCGTAGTGCAGCACGAAAAAAGCTCATGGCTCGCGGACGCCGCGCACATGACCGGCGACCACGTCATCTGGATTGATTTCGGCATCTTCCACCTCGCGGATGTCAACGAGCGGCACGTGCAGCAGCTGCTGGCGCAGGTCGAGCAGTCACCACCCGACAGGATCACGCTGCCGGGGATCTGGCCGCTTGCGGGCCGGCCTATGATCGACTTCACGTCGCCAGCGTGGTACGTCGCCGGCGGTGTCGTCGTCATGCCGCCAGAGCTCGCCGAGTGGTTCCACGAAACTGCGATGAGCTATGCCACGCTTCAGCTCGAGCAAAGTCGCAGGACGACGTGGGAGGTCAACACGTGGTCAGCCATGTACCGGGATCACCCGGAGAAGTTTCGCGTGTACCAGGCTGACCACGACGCCACGCTGTTTACGGGTTACAAGGCATGAAGGCACTTGCCGTGACTGGGTTTGTGCCCAACGCATTTCCGGCGCGTCATCTGACGCTAGACCAGTGTTTGTCGTATGGCGACCGGATCAAAGCGGCCCTGGGCGAGCACGTCCATGTATTCGACGGCTGGCAGATGAAGGATTGCTGGGCGCACGATCTGCTAGAGCAGAATCCGGATTTGATGCCGTCGTGTGCGAGCCCGCCGGCTGACCGCTTTATCGAGCCGCGCCACATGACGCTGTCAAATATCGTGCTTCTGCAGCGGTATGAGTGGATGGCCTTGGCCGCAGCCGAGAGGCCAGACGTCGATGTCTTTGCGTGGGTCGAGTACACGTGCCTGAAGCAACGTGGCGTCACGGAAGACGTGTTGCGTCGGTTCGTTGAGCTCCTGCACTCCGGGCCGTGCCGAGAAGTGACGTTGCCTGGGTGCTGGGACAAGACGCTCATCAACGACAGCGAGGCGCATTGGCGATTCGTCGGGTCGTGTTGGGTGTGTCCGCACACGTTGGCGTCTCAAGTGGCCGACGCTGTGAAGACCGTAGCGAGCCTGCGAGCCAGACTCACCGGCCGTCTGTCATGGGACATGAACACCATGGCCTATGTCGAGTTGCTCGACTGTCTGCCGATCCGGTGGTATCGGGCTGACCACGACGCCACGCAATTCACGCACTACACGCCTTCGCAGTCATGAAAATCGGCATCTACGCACTCGCGAAGAACGAGGCGAAGCACGCCGCCGCCTGGGCGGAGTCGTGCGCTGATGCCGACGTGCGGGTAGTTACCGACACCGGCTCGACCGACGGCACGCAGGGCATCCTCTTGCAACAGGGTGTTACGGTGTGCAACGGGTACGTATGCCCGTGGCGCTGGGACGACGCACACAATCTGAGCCTGAATCACCTGCCGCCCGATGTCGACATCGCCATCCGGCTCGATCTGGACGAGCGGATCTTGCCCGGCTGGCGGGAGGCTGTCGAACGTGCCTGGACGGGCGATGTGAACAACCTCCGCTACCGCTACGCCTGGTCGCTGAAGCCGGACGGTTCTCCGGGGCTCGTCTTCTACTGTGACCGCGTCCATGCCAGGCACGGATTCCGGTGGGCGCAGGCGACGCACGAGGGGCTGATGTGCTGGACTGGCGAGAAGGTGCAGGCGATTGCCGATGGGCTCGAGGTGCATCACCACCGTGAGCCTGGCAAGGTCCACAAATCGGACCTGACGCTCTTACGGGTGGCGGTCCGCGAGGCACCGGGGGACGCTCGTGCCCAGTGGTATCTGGCCCGTGAGATGTCGTACGCGGGGCTGCCAGAGGCCGCTGCGGAGTTTTTGGCATACCTGAAGATGCCCGGCGGGCAGGCGACCGAGCGTGCCTACGCCCGCAGGTATCTCTATCTCGTGACAAAGGACGAGCGGCAGCTTTTCAAGGCGACCGAGGAATGCCCTGGGGAGCCTGATGCCTGGGAGGCGCTGGCTATGGCCCGCTACCACCAGCGGAGGTGGACTGAGTGCTACGAGTTCGCCACGCGGGCTATAGCGGCCGGCGACGCCGGAACCCATGCCACGGACCCGGACGCCAAAGGCCGGGCTTATGACCTGGCCAGCGTCTCTGCGTGGGAGCTAGGCAAACGTCCCCAGGCCCTCACGTTGGCGCGGCAGGCGGCGATACTGCTGCCGGGCGACGTCCGCATACGGCAGAACGTCGCCGCCATGGAGCGACATACTGATGGCCTCGTACCTGCGTGAGATTGCACAAGGCGTGGCCGATGGTCTGGACGCCGCCACGTTTGCCTCTGTGGCCACGCAGCCCACGGTAGAACGCCGCAACTGGGCGAGGGTCGACGCCGCCGACATGGCCGATCCGGTCGTGTTCGTGACTCCGGGTCAAGCTGACACGCAACGTATTAGCCGTGGCGTGACGCAGGTCGACTACCAGGTGATCGTGTACGTCGGCCGGCGCGTCGAGACGGAGGAAGACGCCGACGACATGCTGGATCTGGCCGACGAAATCTTGCTCTACATCCGGGCTCACTCGTGGGGCGAGGCTGTTCAGTTTCCCGAAGACGTCACGAGCCCGCAGACCGTTTCCATAGCCATCAACCCGGACGATGCCCTAAACGAGCGCAGCGTGTGGCGAGCTGTCATCACGGCGACCTACCGCGTATTTCAGCCGGACGAGCTGCCGGAGTCGTAATGGCACGATTCAAAGGCAAGACAAAGTTCAACTGGGACAAGCCAGCTCTAAAACGGCTCGTCGGCGAAGCCGCCGCCAAGGCGCTGCAAAACGCAGGCATGGACTGCCGCAGGTCGGTGCAGCGGCAGATGGTGGGTGGCTCTACTCCTGTTGGTCGTTCTCCTCGCAAAAAACCAGTGTTTTGGAAAGTTGGGGAGCGCGATGGCTTCAATATGGTGGCCATGGTCTATAAGGTGCCGCGCGATGACAAAGTGTCTTCGTGGGCACCGATGGCGTTCTTGAGAAACGACATCCAGACCGATTGGGACAACAGCACCAAGTCGGTGGTCATCGGCCCATCCGCAAAGCCATGGCTGAACCAGCTGCACGAGTTCGGCGGGTCGGTCAGTGTGTACTTTCGTCCAATCAGCCAAAAACCGATTGGCGGCTGGATTGGGCCTAACGTGCGTTTGCCTAGCAAATTTGAACGCCGTGTCGTTGATTACGCTTTTGTGGCTGGACGTAGGGTGCGTATGGGGACGACCAGGCTTGGTGCATACGTCGGCTATTTGAGCAATGACCCAGTGGCCGGCAGCACTTACATCGGCACCCGCAGCGTCAAGGGGCGCGGCTACATGGAGATAGGCCTCCAGGCCATGATCCACCGCATTCCGAAACAGTTTCAGGACACGATTCGCAGCAGCGGTGGAAGCGTCGGACGCTGACGCCACCACCCCTCAAAGAACGCTGCCGGCAGCCGTAGTTTGGCGACATCCCCCACGGAGGATCGCCAGACATGCCTTTTACCATCGTGCTCGGCAAGGACGTCACCATTTCCGGTGTCGCCAACGCCCGCAGCGTCACCGTCTCGTCGAGTGCGTCGGAAATCGACGTCACCAAGTTCGGCGACACGTCGCGCAAGTTCCGACGCGGTCTGATCGAGCAGACCGTCGAGGTCGAGTGTATCGACGCTCCGGGTGTATCTGCCGGTGGCACGTTCACACTCTCCGGAACTGAGACCGGTGACGTCACTTATGTCGTGACAAGTGTGGCTCAAGACCAGCCGCTCGACGACATCATCACGTACGCCGTGTCTGCCCGCCGCGTCACCGGTCCAGCCTAACAAGGAGCATCACCACACATGGCCATTACGCTCGGCCGCAACGCGGCCACCGCGCCTCCTATCGGGGGCAACATCATCTCCGCTGTCTACACCTCCGAGTGCGACACGATCGACATTTCGGACCGCACCACAGGGCAGTATCGCGCTACCGCAGCCGGGTTCACTACCAACTCGTGGGAAATCGAGTGCCATGATCCTGCCAATTTGATGACGGAGCTTGGCACCGTCGAGACCTCTGGATGGCAGGTGATGAGCGTGACGGAAAACATCACGCTCGATGGTGCCGTCACCTATCAGGTGACGCTCAAGGAAGTGTCGTAGTGCATGGCCACCATCACGCTCGGACGCGACTGCACGTTCACGGCTGGGGAACACTCAGCCGGCGTCCGTAGCGTGATTGCCACGGAGACGACTCAGGAAATCGAGGTGCGTCCGTACGGCTCGCGCGAAATCTTCAGCTACACGACCGGGTACTCGGTCGAGGTCCAGGTCGAGACCATCGACGGCGATTTTGTGGATGCAGCCGTAGCTGCGTGCGAGGCAGGTGATGAGATTGAGGTCAGCGGCACCGGGTTTGCGTTCACGGCAGTCGTGACCAACGTGACCAACAGCCAGCCGCTCGACGACGTGTGTTCGTACACGATTACCTTCAAGAGAACGGGGAATTACAGGTGAGAGAGTTTCGCGACGACCAGGGCAGACCGTGGCAGGTGGCGTTGACAGTGGCCGCCGCTATGCGGGTCAAAGACTCTGTTACGGTCGAAGTCGACGGTGAGAAAAAGCCTTTCGACCTTGTCGACGTGGCCAGCATCTCACAGACGATGCAGGTGCTGCGCGGCCAGTACACCACGATCGCCGAGACGCTCTACGCCATCCTGCAGAAACAGGTTGCCGACAAGAAGCTGACCAAAGAGGATTTTCTAGACGGCCTTCGTGGTGACGCGCTCGACGCGGCGGCGAAGGTGCTCGAGCAGGAGCTAGTCGATTTTTTCCCCCTCCGGCTGCGGCGAATGGTCGGCCTGCTCGCAGCCAAGATGGACGAGGCAACAACGGAGCTGCTGACGCGGGCCGAGGCAGCGATGGCGGCAGCGACGACGAGCGACCTGCTCGCTCAATCTGGGATGCCATCTGGGCAGCCGCAGGGATCGTCGGCGTCTACCCAGGAGAGTGGACCTTCCGACAACTCGCAGCAGCCCGCGATGGCCGCCTAGAGGCAGATTGGTGGCATACGTCCAACCTCATGGCCCAGTTTTATAACGCCAACAAACCAAAAGAGAAGCCGACGGTCGACGCCTACAAGTTCCACCCATACGCGCGGAAACCACGGCCCAAGGCCAGGCAGGCGACGCCGGAAGACCTGAAGAGACTATTCGGAGGCTAAGCGATGGCATCTGCCGGCGGCATCCGGATGGGCAAGGTCTTCGTCGAGATCGGCGCAGACTCCGCGAAGTTTTTTGCCGAAGTCAACCGCATCAACAAGCGGATTGGCCAAATCGGCGCGTCGATGTCAAAGTTTGGCACCCAGATGATGGGCATGGGTGCGGCGATAGGGGCGCCAGTCGGCTTGGCGGTGCGGCAGTTCGCCAAGTTTGACGACGCCATCCGAGCGACGGCCGCCGTAACAGGCTCGCTCGGGCCGCAGGGTGCCGCAGCGTTCGCCATGCTGAACGACAAGGCACGCGAGCTCGGCGCCACAACCAGCTTTACGGCGGTTGAGGTCGCCAACCTGATGACGGAACTCGGGCGTGCTGGCTTCAAGCCGGACGAGATCAACGCCATGACCGGGGCGGTGCTCGACCTGGCACGGGCCACGGGCACTGACGCGACGCGATCTGCCGGCATCATGGCGGCCACATTGCGTCAGTTCGGGCTGGGCGCCGAGGAGGCCGCCAGAGCTGCGGACGTCCTCACGTACACCGCCAACAACACCTTCAACACCGTTGACAGTCTCGGCGAATCGCTCAAGTACGCCGGTCCAGTCGCCAAGAGTCTCGGCATGTCGCTCGAGGACACGGCGGCGATTCTCGGCGTTCTTGGCAATGTCGGCATTCAAGGAAGCGAAGCCGGCACGGCGTTGCGGCGGTTGAGCGTGATTTCGGCAGGCACAGGCGAAAAGCTCAACAAGCTGTTTGGCATCGACAACATGGACGCCGCCGGCAACCTGAAGCCGCTCGTGCAGATTCTCGACGAAATCAACACTGCAACCACATCCATGCCGGTTGCTGAGCGAACGGCCAAGATGGCTCAGGCGTTCGGGCTGCTTGGCATCACGTCTGCCAACGTGCTGTCGCAGACCGCCGGAGGCGTGCGGAATCTTCGCGCTGGCTTAGACACAGCGGCCGGCACTGCCAACAACACTGCCAAGGCTATGGATGCCGGGTTAGGTGGTGCATTGCGGATCATGCTGTCGGCCGTAGAGGGCACCGCCCTGGCGATCGGCGACGCACTGGCGCCATCATTGATGAAAGCCGTGAACTTCATGGAGCGCGCATCAACTGCTGCAACGGCGTTCGTCAAGGCTAACAGCGATGTCGTGCTGTCGGTGGCTGCTGGCGTATTCGGGTTCACGGCCCTCGGCGGTGCAATCTTTGTCGCAGGAAAGGCTCTCGCTTTTCTGAGCGGTGTTGTCGGAGTGCTGCTATCGCCGTTCGGCGCCCTAGTGGCCGCCATTGGTGTGGTCGCAATCCAAAGCGGACTTGCGCAGGGCGCGATCGGAGACCTGTCGGCAACGGCCCAGTCAGTCGGCAGCCAGATTGCTGAAGCGCTGGCAGCGGGAGACTTTGCGAAGGCGTGGATTTATGCGGTGGCGGCAGTCGAGGAGGCCCTGCTGCGTATGCGGGCGACGTTTGACAAGACCATTCAGCGGCCTATCAGCCTGGCGGCCGTGCAAGCAGCCTACGCCCCTAGATATTCAAGCTTGCTGGACCGCATTGATCCACAAGGCGAACGCGACAAGTTTGCCGGTATGCAATCGGAAGACGCCAGGCGCCGCCTGGGGATTGCCCAGTCGTTGGCGAGCGCGACAGACCAGCAGTCGTTCGACGCTGCCAAAGTCACAGCAAGCCAAGAAGCTGCCCTGCAGGACCGCCTTGGCAACAAGGACATCGCCGCCGCACTTCGTGAAATGACGAGCGACATACGGGCCAACCTGATACAGGTCGGCGCCATCAGCGACGGTACGTTCGAGGCGTCGCTAGCCACCATCAAAGCAAATGCCGAAACCAAGGTGGCAGAGCTAGCCGCCAAGCGAGCAGTGTCAGATCAGGCGGAAGCATTTGTTGGGCAAGCTCGAGACGCAAAGACGCTGGACGAACTTCGCTCCATCGCAGACGAGTTCTTCACGCTCAAGTCAATGGGCGGCGTTTCTCCAGAGCAGGAGAAGCGATACATGGACGCCGTCGACCAGGCGTCTGAGAAACTGACGCCTACGGCGACAGGTAGTGCGCCACAAGGGCCGCCGCAGCCAAAAGTGGAAAGCCCGGAAGACCGTGCAAGGAGACTCGAGGAGGAGCGACTGGCGCTTGAGGACTCAATCTCAAGGCAGTCAGAGGCTATCGGGACGTTTTCCGCAGATGCAGCCAGCGGCATGGGATTTGGCGGAACCGTTTTCCAAGAGCAACTGAAGGAGCTGAAGGCCATCCGTAAGGAGCTTGAAGAAGAAATACAGGACGAGGTACTCGCCTAATGGTCACATTCGTCGAGGACAACGAGTCGCGGTCGGCCACGATCATGCGGAAGGGCTCGCGCAGCGAGTCCACCTATACGAAGTCGTGGAAGGCTTTCGGCACCGCGAACGACCAGGTGCTGCACAACGAAATAAACGCACAGCTGTCGCTGATCCAGGTCTGGCAGTATCCGAATCAGCCGGCGATGCGTTTTCTGGTCGAGAGCTACACCGTCTCTTACCTGGGCGACGAGGCGTGGCAGGTCACGGCAAGCTATCGCAAGTCTGGCATCGACGACGACGAGCAGCGCGAGCCGCTGAAACGGGCCAGGCATTTCGACACGACCGGCGGCAGCCAACATAAGACACAGGCGGAAGACGAAACGGCGTACGGCGCCGGTGCTCCTAACCAGCGGCGAGCCATCGGCGTCGATGGTGACAGCGTAGCCGGCGTGGACATCGTCGCGCCCGCCCTCCAGTGGACCGAAGAGTACGAAGTCCCAGACGGCTACGTAACCAGTGCCTACATCAAGGAGGTGGCCCGGCTGACGGGCACCGTCAACAACGCTGCCTTTCGCACGTTTGCCGCGGGCGAGGTGCTGTTTGTGGGATGCACTGGCTCTCAGGAATGGGACGACCAGCGAGGGCACGGCCCGTGGAAGTTGTCCTACAAATTCATCGCGAGCCCTAACGCCGGCACGGGGCAGACGCTCCCCGCGATCACCGTGGGGAGCATTACCGGCATTGAAAAAAAGGGGCACGAGTACATGTGGGTGCGGTACGAGGCGGAGTCTGACACGGCGTCTAAAACGCTTCTGAAGGTGCCAAAGTACGTGTACGTCAACAAGGTCTACCGTGAGGCCAGCTTCTCCGGGCTCGGCATCGGAGTGTCGTGATGGCTCGTGCAGATGGCCG